AGTAAGATATTGACACAGTTGGTAGAGGCGAGTTCTTTTCAAAAGCAGCGTTACAACAAAGGTAAGAAAAGCGGAGCAAACGCTTTCAACAATGGAGTTCCACGTTCCGATTCTAAATCGTTTAACGACGAATACGAGCGTATGGGTTGGCTAGAAGGTTGGGACGACGCTAAGAAAGCTAAAAACGAGTCAATTCGCGAACAAGAAGAAACGAGCAACGCAAAATGGGTTAAGAAAAAGTTTTTAGCTGGAGACTTTACAGACAAAACTGCAATCGCCGAGCTCGTTGGAGTTGGTTACGGTGTAAACGACGCAAAAGATCTCGTTGCTTCATGGAAAAAATAAAGGATTAATTATGGCTGTTAATAAAACGGAAGTTCACGACTATATAAACAAACTTTGGAGAACAGAGTTAGAGACAGATATTGTAAAGTCTGTTGCTAAATCATTTGAAATCTCTTTAGACAGAGCCAGAAACTTTTTAAAACAGTATAAGAGATATAAGGGGATTAAATTGAAAGAATCTAAGTTTGAAATGTATTTAGAATCCTTACAAGAAGGTCGAGGAGATAAACCACCAGCTCCACATTATAAAGTTAAAAAACGTTTTGACACATATGATATTGTCGGCGGCTCTTTGGTTGTTAGGGTTGGCATAAAAGATAAGAAAACTGCAAACGAAATTTGTACGAAGATGAATAAAGAATTTGATGAGGAATAATGATTTATGAAAGTTTCCCGTTTTAAACAATACCTTTCAGAAATGTCCGCTTACGCTGCTGAGATGCCCCAAGAAGTTGACGGAGTTTCATATGGTTACTCCAACCACTTCTTTGATAGACTTAGCGAGCGAGGAACAATTACTCTTGACCAGTTAAAGGCTATGGTAAAGAAAGTTAGAACTCAGTTAGCTGAACTTCCTATGAAGGGTGACTTTCTCTTCTTCTCTAAATCACTTAAACAAGGTATTGTAGCAGCTTGGGATGCAATTAAATCTAAACTCAATTTTATCACATTTCTCCCACCTAAAAAGAATCCCGACGAGTATTTCGCTAAATCAGGAACATCAAAGGTGGTATTTGAGAACATAAATAAAAACATCACTATCATATACATAGACTAAAAATATAGAAGGAGTTACAAATGGCGACAATTAAACTAACAGATTTTAAAGCAGCAGTACAGGATGCCGCGCGTCCGAACAGATTCCTTGTTCAGATGTCTGGTCCTTGGGACGAGCAGATGCCCTACTTGGTTAAAACTGCATCTCTTCCAAACCGTACTATCGGAAACATTGAGCTTAACTGGCAGGGTATGAAGGCTAAAATTGCCGGCGACCCAACCTTTGACGACATCTCAATGACATTTATCAACGACTACGACTGGAACATCAAAAACTTTATCGAGAAATGGATTGAAGATATTGCTCAGATGGCAACCAACGAGAGAACTGACCACGCTAACTACAAGGGTGACATCACAATGATGCAACTTGGTAGAACTGGTGAGGTTATTGCTTCCTATACACTCATTGGAGCATTCCCAATCTCTATGGACACCGTTGAACTTTCACAGGATTCTTCTGATACTGTTGAAGAGTGCACAGTTTCTTTCACTTACGATTATTTCTTCCGTGGAACCGAAAACAACCCAGGAATAGCAACTCAGGCTTAATTTAAACAATCCTTTGGAATGTTATTGGAAGGCACTGTAAAAAGTGCCTTTCCTTTTGGCTAAATAATGGAAAGGAGTCATCATGTCAAGTATAGATCTTTTTAAGATTTCGTCATTCAAAATACAGTTTAAAACACAAACCTCTTTAGAGCTGATGGTAATCGGCGGAAATATTCCAGGATTCAATCTCGGACAAATAGAGCTTGCTCGTCCTGTTGTTAAGGATAAACGTCCTGGAGAACAGTTAGAGTATAATGATCTCTCTGTAACAGTTCTTTGCGACGAAGACCTTCAGGCATTTCAAGACATATATTCATCTATTATACTCTCTGCTAATCCTAACACAGGAGACTTAGAAATTGAACAGAATACCTTTGATTGTTATATGTTCCTTTTAACCAATAAGAACAATGTTCAAAAGAAACTTCATTTCTATAATGCATACTTCAAAGCAGTAAGTGATATTCAACTAGAGACAACTACAACAGAAGGAGAACAGGTTACCTTTACAGTTGACCTTGGTTACTCTTTTTATAATTTTGAGGACTAATGGCAAAACATTTTTACCAAATATCTGACATTTATCCTCACTTGAAACATCCCGAGAAGTACAAGGGTAGACGACCTGTAACAATGCGAAGTTCCTGGGAATCCAAGTTTGTATTGCAGTATCTCGATATCAATTCAAATATTGTTGAGTGGTCTTCGGAAGAAGTTGTGATACCGTATATCTGCGGAACAGACGGAAAACAACACAGATATTTTATGGACTTCTGGGTCAAAGCAGCAACTGGCAATGGTAAGTTTAAGGAACTTTTAATAGAAGTTAAGCCTTATAAATCAACAGTTGAGCCTGTAAAGCCAAAAAGGATTACAAAAGGAACTGCTTCTGTTATGTTTGACTGGGTAAAAAATTCGTCTAAATGGAAGACAACTAGACTGATTTGTGAACAAGAACGTAAAAAAGGAAGAGACATCGAGTTCGTTATCATAAGCGAAAGGGATTGTCCATGGTTTTTAAAATGAAAAGATTTAAACAATTTTTAAATGAGGCTTTCTTTAACTCTGTCAAGAACCCAAATGCCAAGAATGCTAATACAGAGATATTCGTTAATCCTACTAGCTCGGAGCTGAAGGATTTTACTTCTGTTCGGTGGATTGCTTTCCCGAAGACGAAGAACATCTATGTCAGTGACTCCGACTTGCTCCATGTGGATCTTGCAAGAGCAGCATATAAAAAGGAACCAAAGGGCATTCGTATTCACGGGGATGGAAGTAGAAGGGCTGGAGGAAAGTTGAATCTTTACTTCAACGAGACAGATGTGCTTTATCCCTCTGATGATGGTTATTTCATGGACAATTACTATCTAGGAGTTGAGTTTTATGATTACGATTGGGAGTTTATGAATAAATGGATTCCTAGTTTCACCAGTGATATTCCTAGCAAAGAGAATGTTATAAAAGCTAAACAGGAATATGATGATGCGGAGATGGGAGATGGGGACTAATGTTATTCGCATATCATAAAATATATTACTATCGCTATATGCCAATGGGTTACGGCAAGCTCCCAATCTTTGATCAGCTCCCTCTAGTCCTGCCCCTTAGGATTTTAGGTAATATGATGCTGGGCATAAACTTACATTGGTTGCCGGGTCCTTTAAGATATAAGTTCTGTCTTTTAGTTGGTAACATTTACGATAGAACAGAACCAAAAGAACAGTTTAGAATGATTTATCTTATGCTCAAATCCAATCCAGCACTTGCCTTTTGTCTGTTGGGTTTAAGGAAGTATTACATTTCTCGCTGTATGAATGTCATAGAGATTCCAGGAGAAGAATGGGACTCTCTACCTATTATGTCAACAACTAAATTCAGAGCACGATATCTCCGTCATATCGCACCAGCTGGATTATTAAAATAAATACAATTATCAATTACTAAAAGGAAATTAAAATGAATATTAGAGAAACATGGAACGAACTTACTGGTAGCATAGAGGAAGCACTAAAGAAACCCTTCTACTCGAATCAAGAAGCGACTTTTGAAAAGTTCAAAGACTCATCACAGAACTTCCCAGACAAAGACGCCGAGAGCACATTCATTCCGTACGACCCATTTGGTGGTTATGTAAACAATCAAATCCAAAATGCTGCAGCAAATGTTCTAAACTACAATGACTTTGTTCGTCGTTGGAGAGAAGTTTCACAGTTGCCTGAGGTTGATAACGCAATTCAGGAAATTACATCAGAAGCCATTGTTTACGACGAGGAAGAAGACGTTGTAAAACTTAACCTCGACGATATTGAACTTCCAGAAGCTATTAAAACTAAGATGGTTGACTCGTTTGATAAAATCATCTACCTTCTAGACTTTAATGAGCGTGGAGAAGAATTATTTAGACAGTGGTATGTCGATGGAACTCTGACTTTTGAAGTTGTCTTTAACAACAGGAAACCAAAAGACGGTCTTCAAAAACTTGTTCTACTTCCTCCCTATAACATCTTTAAGTTTAAGAACGAAGCGTCCGGCGAAGTTAAATGGTTTGTAAACTCTAAAGCGACTTATAATGTAGCTAGAGACTTGGAAGACGCCGAGAAGTCTTATTACGACGAACAGATTTGTCAGATTGTGTCAGGTAAATTGTCACCTGATAAGAAAATGCATTACAGTCACTTACAGAAAGCCATTAAAACAATCAACCAACTCTATTTGATAGAAGATTCGTTGATTATGATGCGTTTGACTAAGTCTACAGAAAAACGTGTATTCTATATTGATACAGGTAACTTGCCAAAGTCTAAGGCAGAAGAGTATATCCGTAACCTTATTACAAAGTATCGTCAGAAAAAAGTTTATAATACTGAACTCGGTACTATTGAGAATAAGAACAAGACTGTATCAGTTCTCGAAGACTTCTGGTTTCCTGTTAATAGCTCCGGAAAAGGAACTCGAGTAGAAAACCTTCCTGGAATCCAGGCAAACTTCTCTGCTTTTGATGATGTGAACTACTTTGTCGATAAAGTTTATGACGCACTTCAGATTCCAAAAACAAGAAGAGTAAAAGAAACAAGAATGGTTGTGAATAACAATCTAGACATTGAACAAGATGAAATGAAGTTTTACAAATTTATTCTTTCTCTTCGTCGTAAGTTCAATAACTTGTTTGTAGATCTTCTTAAGAAAGACTTGCTTGCTCGACAGGTTATGTCTATCGGAGACTGGAAGAAAATTCAGGAAAAGATTAAATTTGACTATGCAAACTCAAATGAGATATCACTCATTAAGAAAATGCAAGTTCTTCAGATTAAGATGGATGCTGCAGGAGCTGCAGTTACATTGGTTGATATGGGTATTGTTGATGCTGTTTGGATTCAGAAAACTCTTCTTAGCTTGACAGACGAAGAAATCAACGAGATAGCACAACGTAGACAACAGGCGGGAGCAATGGGAGCTGGTGGAGCAGTTGACGCTCTTGGAAATCCAACTGGCGCTGGTGGAGAAGTTCCGGAAGGACAGGAAACTCCTGGTTATGAGGAAATTGGCGGAACAACTGAACCAAAAGAAGGGGAAGAGCCTGAGCCTGAACCATCCGCAGTTAAGTCGCCTACAAAAGGAAACCGTTTTAAACAAAAGGCAAAAGAAAGTTTAAATCAGGAAGTCCTTAATAACTTAAGAGAAGGCGACATCATTACCGACGGCAAAGTAAAGCTTCTTTTTACAAATGGTAAACTTCAAGCAGCAGAGTAAAGAGTGTGTATGCTAACATTTAAGGGAAAATTAAAAGAAAAATCATTAGAATTGGAGGATAGAAACTTATCCTCCTTTACTACTATTATCCGAAGAGACGAAACGATTTTTATAAAACCAGAGAAG